GGCGGTTAAATCGTCTTCAAACGGGCTTACGGCTCGTGAGATTGCTAGTGCTATCGAATTGGGCTGGCACGAAACCAGTAGACGCATTAGCGAGTGCGGATTAACTAAAACGACTATTGTGCGCGACGGTTGCCAAGTGTGGATTTGGAGTGCAAATGCCTAAAGCAGTCTTACACAAAAACGGTAGATTTATTGATATGGCTGGGCAGGCATTCGGAATGCTTAGCGTTATTGATTTAGCTGAATCCCGTAAAAACAAGTCATTTTGGAATTGCGAATGCACTTGTGGAGTAAGAATCCAAGTTGCGGGTAACAGTCTCCGCACAGGCAACACCAAATCGTGCGGGTGTACCCGTATGCAAAAGTTTCACGCCGCTGCTCGAATTGCCACTACAAAACACGGAATGTATGGCACGCCCGTCTATCGGACATGGCAAAGTATTCTTGCTAGGTGCGACAAACCTAGTCATAAATCCTATAAAGACTATGGTGGGCGCGGAATAAAAGTATGTGAATCATGGCGTGATTTTTCTACGTTTTTTGCAGATATGGGTGATAGACCTTTGGGTACATCCATTGAGCGAATTGACAACAACAAAGGCTATGAAGTTGGCAATTGCGAGTGGAAAACCGCAAAACATCAAGCTCGAAATCGACGTAATAGCCGCCACATTACGGCCTTTGGAGAAACCAAATTACTGGTTGAATGGCAGGAAGACCCACGCTGCGCCGTATGGGGTGACACGCTTAGTTATCGAATATCACAAGGCTGGGAGATTGAATCTGCGATTAGCACACCACCTTTAAGAAAAATCATATCTAAGCGGGGCATTAAAACCGAATGTGGGTTGACCAAAACGAATCAGAGCCGCGACGGTTGCATGGTTTGGATATTTGCCGTAAAATGATACTACGCTGTGAAAAGCGTAAATAGGCGGTGAGTCACTTTTGATAGGTGTCCACCGGAACCGTAATAGAGCGCAATGCTCGACCCGCCCGGTAATTTTCACCCAGTGGGCATCTTTCAAAGGTGACTTGTGACCGAAGACGAAAAAAGAGAAATACACATCGCTAGCCTTGCTCAATTGGTAGAGGGCGCAATGGCGCGTTGGGGGGTATCTGGCTGCTTCCACGCACGCGGCCAGGCTGATAGATACCGGATTGCGATGGAAGAACTGATTCGCGGCCGTAGTCCTGCGCAGAAAGCGGCGGCGTAATGGCTGGCGATTGGATAAAAATGCGCACGTCGCTATTGACCAACCCTAAGGTCAACGGCATAGCTAGAGAGCTTGAATGCTCTACAGTTGCGGGAAAAGCGTTATCCAATGGTTACAGCGGCGTTATGTCTGAAATCGTTACGCGCGCCGTTATGCGACACGTAACGGTTTCGTCACTATTGGTTGTGTGGGGGGCTGCAAACGAGCACACAAAGGATGGCGTATTTAGTAACGCAGACCTTTCAGACATTGACGACATGACCGGGATACCAGGTTTTGGCAATGCGATGGCGGTCGTAGGGTGGGCTGTTTATGACTCTGAAAACCAGGCCGTCACACTGCCAAACTTCAATGAATACAACACTTCTGGCAGTGAAAGAAGTGCGACAGCCAAATCAAATGCCCAGCGCCAAAAAGAATACCGAGATCGTCAACCAACACCAAAAGGTAACGTAACGGATAACGTAACGGATAACGTAACAAGTAACCGCAGAGAAGAGAAGAGAAGAGAAGAGAATAAAGATTCCGTAGCTAAAGCTACGGGCGGCAAGCCGCCGCTTGTCACCGACCCGGATGAAATTATTTTTGGCTACGGGCTTCCGATGTTGACAAACGGCGGCACGCCTGAAAAGCAAGCCCGCTCATTTCTCGGTGGACTTCGCAAGCATCACGGCGATGGCGCGTTGATTGACAAATTGCGCGAATGCGCCAAGGCTAAACCATTGCAGCCGCTCGAATGGCTTGCCGCGGCATTACCCCCCGCTGGCAGTAAGCCCAAACCCAACACCCAAGAAGCCCTTGAAGCGTCAAACGCAGCGATCGCAGCCAGATTTTTAGAAAGTCAAATCCATGCAACCCAATGAAAAAGCAGGGCTTGTTCAGCTCGTATCCGATGTGATGGCGTATTACCGCCAGCCTGTCAGCGAGTTCGTTTTGCAGGTCTGGTGCCAAGCCTGCAAGCCGTTTACATTGGAGCAGGTTTCAAAGGCGATGACCGCTCATGTTACCGACGCAGAGCGCGGCGTATATGCGCCCAAGGTGGCCGATTTGGTGCGCGTGTTGCAAGGCACACACACCGACCGGGCGGCGCTGGCGTGGGGCAAGGTTTTGGGAGCGATAGGCGCAGTAGGTGCGTACAGCGACGTTGTTTTTGATGACCCGGCGATTCACGCAGTGATCGAGGACTTGGGCGGCTGGGTCAAAACATGCCGCGGTGAAATGGCCGAACTCAGCTACTTGCAGCACCGTTTTTGCACAGCCTACAAAGCATACGCAGGCCGCGGCGATTTTGAATATCAGCGCCGATTGATTGGTGATCGTTCGCCTGATGACGCTTTTTACAAAAAAGGCTTACCTCTACCAAAACCCGCAATTGTTGGCGATGCTGAAAAGGCGAAAGCCGTTTATCAGGGCGGCAGTACCGCAGCAAAAACGCGAATTTCATTTAACCAAGATATCAACGTCAGCAACCTTTTGGAGATGGCATGACCGAAGCCCAAGCCCACGAAATCCTAAACCGTGTCCGTGCTGGCGACAAAACACCGACACGCGCAGAGATTAATTTGGCTCTTGTGATTTGTGGTGACATTACTTCGCTGCTTTCGCCAATGGTGATGCAATGACCAATGACTTGCCACGACTGCCAATCTGCAACGATAACGCAAGGCTTATGGCCGCAATTCAATGCGCCACGCTGCATTTTTTGTTGCGCCCGGTTGATTCAGTGTTTAGGCAAATTGCGGACACCGACCACAGCCGAAATAACTGCAAGAAGGCGGGTAGTGCTGGCCGATGCGATTGCCTACGGTCACAGCGAGCAGCATGTCAGGGAGCTGGCGAAAAGCAAGACAATGGCGGTTCAGCCGCTGGAGGGCAAGCGTAAGTGAGAGTGCTGCCTATATTACCCGCTGAGTGCGGGCCAACAGAAGAAAAGGTAGGCCATGAATGAGCTGGAGCTATTCGCCGGGGCTGGTGGCGGCATTTTGGGAAGCCAATTACTCGGACACCGATGCGTCGCAGCCGTCGAGTACGACGCATACGCCCGATCAGTATTACTGGCCCGACAAGCCGACAGAACATTCCAGACTTTCCCGGTTTGGGATGACGTGCGAACCTTTGACGGTAAACCGTGGCGCGGAATTGTTGACGTGGTATCTGGCGGGTTTCCCTGCCAAGACATATCCGTTGCAGGAAACGGCGCAGGACTTGACGGCAAACGGTCTGGATTATGGACAGAAATGGCGCGGGTCATTAGCGAAGTACGACCCCGTTTCGCATTCATTGAAAACAGCCCAGCTCTCGTTTCTAGAGGACTTGACCGGGTGCTTGCTGACCTTGCCGCGCTCGGGTTTGATGCGAGGTGGGGAGTGCTTTCCGCTGCCGATGTTGGCGCTGCACACCTTAGAGAAAGAATCTGGATTCTTGCCTACGCCCGTAGCGACCGATGCGGAAAGCGGGAGGTTAAACACATCACCAGGCAGTTCAAACCATCGCCCGACTCTGGCAATGATGGCACGGAAAAATCTTTGGGCGACGCCGACGACGATGGACAAGTTGCCGCCCAAGTCGGAACAAGCGCTACTCCGCGAGGCGACGGTAACAAGGCCAGGGAGAGCAAAGCCAGCGAATTTGCGCGACCAAGTGAGCAACATGAAAAACTGGCCTACACCGACAGTTTGCGGGAACTACAACCAAGCGAACACGGACGACAGAATCGTTTACACGATAGAGCTGCAAGCGCACGAATCCGGCGTGATTGGCCGTCTGAACCCGGATTGGGTCGAGTGGTTGATGGGATGGCCCATAGGTCACACCGCCTTAAAGCCATTGGAAACGGGCAGGTATCAAGAGTTCGTGCAACAGCATGGCGATTGCTTAAGGGCGAATAAATGGCCTTCATTATAAAACCCAAAACCTGCAAGGTATGCCGTACAGCATTTACCCCAGCCCGCCCAATGGCCAGAGTGTGCAGCCCATTTTGTGCAATCGAGGCTGTAAAGCTGAAAAACGAAAAAACTGCGAAAGCCGCCCAGGTTGCTGACCGCCGCCAGACAAAAGCCAAGCTGGACGCAATGCGCGGTAAGCCTGAGCTTGTGGCATTGGCGCAAAAAGCATTTAACAAATTTATCAAGGCGCGTGATACTGGTAAACCTTGCATTTCATGCGGACGAGCAATAAGCGGAGAGCCGAATAGCCACGATGCAGGTCATTACCGAAGTGTGGGCAGCGCGGTACACTTGCGTTTTGTCCATGATAACTGTCATTCCCAATGCAAGCACTGCAACCGCCACCTGGCAGGCAATCACGTTGCTTACCGGGCTGGCTTGATTGAGCGAATCGGGCTGTATCGCGTCGAGCAGATCGAAGCTGACCAGACGTTACGAAAGTACAGCAAAGAGGGTTTGATAGAGCTGGCGAGGTATTACAACGCTGAAGCTAAACGATTGATTGGACAAGCATCTTGAGCAACCCAACCAACCCCGAGGCAGCGATTGACTACATCCTCGCGCAGGCCAAGCACTACGCGAGCGCAAAAGCACAGCGCGTCTATCTTGAAGAATTCAGGAAAAGCAAAAAAGCCCTCTTAATGGCTGAATGCTCAGAAAAAACCGCTGTAGCACGCGAACAGTACGCCTACGCACACCCTGAATATCAGGCGCTGCTGGACGGCCTACGTTTGGCCATTGAAGGCGAAGAGACACTTAAATGGAAGCTGACCGCTGCTCAATTGTCAATCGAGATATGGCGCAGTCGTGAGGCTAGCAACAGGAATCAAGATAGGAGTATGCGTTGAAAGTCTGGAACGAACTAAAAACAGGAACAGACGGCAGGCTGTACGGCGTCCGCTACCTGCTTGAGCCGCAAGAACTGCGAGGCTTGCAAAGCGCGGGAATCATCGGGGAAGTCAGCGAGATTGTCGGTATGCAGCAAGTAGCCGATACAGTGATAGCACGGCACGAAAAGCAGACTTTTACAGCTTGCGGGGGCTTGGTTCAGTGAGCTAAACCAACACGCAACCGGAAAAGATCAAAGTCACGGCGCCGCATGTTACGTTTGCCTAGCTCGTATGCTTGCCAAGTCTTTGCAGACAGGTCGAGCTGGGCTGCTGCAATGGCTTGCGTGAGGCCAGCAGCAGCGCGTACAGCCCTTATTTCTTCCTTGGTGGGGGGTAGTGGCTTAGGCATTGAGCGGGTGATCCTGCGACCATCGCGCTGGTGTAGTTCCGGCTTGGCTGGCAATAAGCAGCGCATCAGCTTTGAAATTTACCGCCTCTTCTCTGGTTTCAGACTTGTATACCCAGCAGCCTTCGTGGGATTTCCCGAATCTTTGAGCCATTGGGCTTGTAGGATAAGCGTAGTAAATTGTGTGTTCCATGATTTTTCCTTTTTGGGCTACGGGGCGGGGTTAGGCGGCGCTGATAAAAAAATCAACTACCTGACTGATATTGGTTTCGATGTAGTTACCAAATCCGTCATCAGCAAACAACATGCCATGAGCGTAGTAAGTACCCATAACAGCAGGAACTAAATCGGCGATTGTGTTGTGAAGAATAAACATGATTTCTAGTCCTTTAAACAATCCAGCAAAATCGCTGGCATGAATGAAGTATACACCTACAATGTAGGCGTGACAAGCGTTTAAATCGAGTTTTATTAACTTTTTACTAGGTGTTTACCCGAATATGAGCCAACCAAGAGTAAGACAAGCCCTAAAAGCACACCCGGACGGGCTGACCGCAGATGAACTGCGCGGGGTAGTAGGAGCCACAAAGCAGAACGTGTTAAGTATGGTCAAGGCAATGCCAGATGTCTACATCGACCATTGGAGGCCAAACAAGAAAAAATCACCGCCATTTTTAGCCGTGTACGCGCTGGCAGACATTCCAGAGGATGCGCCCATGCCTGATGTTGTTAGAACTTAAAAAGGGGAAAACATGATGAGGGACGACAGTAAAGCAATATTTGACGATGTACTCGCTAAAGTAATGTTTGACGACGTAATCGCTCGTTGGCATGTCTGGGCCAAGGGCTACAGCGTCGTTCGTGTAGCTGGCTCTGACCCAATGTTTCGAGACGCGAAGGCTGGGCGGTGCTGGGATAGCGCAGACGACATCCTAGATGCTGAGATTAACAGCAAGATCATGAAAGCGGTTGATTTTCAGGTGTCAGAAATTACCGAACCACACCGCAGCGCACTTTACGAAAACGCCAGGAATTGCGCGACTGGTGTATCGGTGTGGCGTAGTCCAAGATTGCCCAGCGACCCATCTGAGCGTGGTGTGATTGTGCTTGAGGCAAGAAATATGCTTATGCGGCGATTGATGGCGGCTGGGGTGCTTTAACCAAGTTCTTGACATGGTTAATTTATTGTGCATAATAGCGAACTGGAAGGCGTTAGCGTTTCCGAAAGATTTAAAAGCCGCCAATAGCAATTCAGGCGGTTTTTTTTGTTTTCGCAGGGCCGAACCACAAACAACGGCTATTTAGCTAAGTTTCGCGCCCTGCACCTAATCTCCCAATCATCGCATAACCTGAATGCGTCCAGCAGGGCTAAATGCTGGTGATCTCCAGCGACTGCACCATCGCTCGATCAGGGGCGGTGCAAACGGTAGGCACAGCAGCAATGTAAAGCCGATGTGCGCTTAATAACCTGACCTGACAACCTTCAGGGCGCTCGAAGGGGCATGTATGACAGACACACAATTTAAAAAAGGTAAGGAAAAGGGGCCGGGCAGACCCAAAGGAATGCCAAATAAGGCCACTACGCAGCTTAAAGAGATGATTTTGGGCGCTTTAGACGCATCAGGAGGGGTGGACTACCTAACCGAGCGTGCAAACGACCCCAAGACCGCTAGCGCGTTTCTGTCTTTGATTGGCAAAGTCCTGCCAATGACTATCCAAGGTCCAGGCGAAAACGGCGAACACGCTTTCACGGTCATTGAGCGCCGGATTGTCAAATCTAGTCATTGAAACGCCTGAAGTATTTGAGCCGCTACTACAGCCAGCTCGATACAAAGGCGCATGGGGTGGGCGAGGTTCGGGAAAGTCACACTTCTTCGCTGAATTAGCTATCGAGGAAAGCATCCGGCGCAAGGTAGACATTGTTTGTCTGCGTGAAGTGCAAAAGTCGCTAAAGTTTTCCGTTAAAAAACTAATGGAAAGCAAGATCAGCGCAATGAACGCGGGTGATTACTTTGAAGTTCAAAACGAACAAATCAAAAGTAAAAACGGCGGGGTAATCATTTATCAGGGCATGCAAGACCACACCAGCGATTCGATAAAGTCGCTTGAAGGTTTTGGCATCGCGTGGTTTGAGGAAGCGCAAAGCGCATCACAACGCAGCCTCGACCTGCTGAGGCCAACAATACGCGCTCCAGGCTCTGAGCTGTGGTTTAGCTGGAATCCAAACCAAGCAACAGATCCGATAGACGCGCTGCTGAGAGGTGAAAAGTTGCCGCCATCGGCTGTAGTCGTGAAGGCCAACTACAAAGACAACCCGTGGTTGCCAAAAGAGCTGACAGACGAGCTGGAATACGACCAGCGCCGCGACCCCGATAAGTTTGCGCATATTTGGCTTGGTGAATATCAGCGCAACAGCGAAGCGCGAGTGTTCCGCAACTGGCGCATTGAAGAATTTGAGCGGCCAGCCGGAACAGTTCATCGTTTGGGTGCTGACTGGGGCTTCAGTGTTGACCCTAGCGTATTGGTGCGATGCGACATTGCTGGCAACTTGCTGTATGTTGACTATGAGGCGTATCAAGTCGGCTGCGAAATTGTCAACTTGCCTGAACTGTTTATGTCAGTGCCTGAGGCTGAGAAATGGCCGATCATTGCAGACAGCGCACGGCCTGAAACCATCAGCCACATGCAGCGCAATGGATTCCCGCGCATACAAGCCGCTATTAAAGGCGCAAAAAGCCTTGAGGAAGGCGTGGAGTTTCTTAAGTCGTTTGACATCGTGGTGCATCCGCGCTGCAAGCATTTGATAGACGAATTGACGCTGTACAGCTACAAAACAGACCCGCTGACGGGTTTGGTGCTGCCGATATTGGCAGACAAGGACAACCACCTCATCGACGCTCTGCGCTATGCCTGCGAAGGAGCGCGGCGTGCAATGCGTGTGCGTGAGCGCAAGATTCTCAAAACAATACCCGAACCTAGCTCAGGCTGGATGGGCTGAAAGAAACGACATGGCAAAAGAGAAAGTCACTGACGACAAGGTGCTTTCTACGGCCAAGTCACGTTTTGAATATGCCTTGTCGCGGTCTAGTGAAAACCGCCAACGTATGAGGGACGACATTCGGTTTGCAGCAGCAAGCCCTGATGATCCGTGGCAGTGGGAAAAGGACGATCAAACGGCGCGTAAAGGCAGGCCGATGCTGACCATCAACAAGATGCCCCAGCACGTTCGCCAGGTCACAAATGACGTGCGGATGAACATGCCAAGCATTCGTTTTCGGCCTGCTGACGATAAGGCTGATGTTGAAGTAGCTGACATCCTCATGGACTTCGTGCGCCACATCGAAGCCACAAGCGATGCGGACATTGCCTACGGCACGGCATCAGAAAACCAAGTTACGTTTGGGCTGGGTTACATCCGCGTACTGGCTGATTACA